ACTTATATTTGTATTCAATGCATATTCCTTAATATTTTTAGTAAAATACTCGATTTGATGAATATCATTACACAGATAAAAGTCACAATATTTATCGGTTCTATCCGGTTCTATTTTTCCAAATAATTGCTTTTTGTATTCTAGATATTCAGCATCTTTAATTGTAAATTTTTTTGGTTCTAGACGTTGTAATGCTGGATTCTCCACTTGCTTTTTCTTGATTATCTTAGGGCGGTGTGGTTGTGGTAATTGTGGTTGTTGCGGAGGTTGCTCTATGGCATCATAGAATTTGTCTTCATTATTTTGTGATTGTTTCTCAGCCATCATTACAATTATTTATTCTAGCATTTCAATAATTTTAACATTCAATTTTTATTTTTATGATATGATATGATGTGATGCTATAATAAAAAAAACATTAAAAATCCATAAATAGTTTAATTACTAGGTTTATAAAGTGGTATCAAATAAATCAGAAGTCTGATAGTTTATGGCTTTTTATCTAAATAATTATATTTAAATACAATAATAAGACAACTAAAGGCAACTACTAGAAGGTAAAACTAAATAAAAATGGGAGGAGGTCTTATGCAATTAGTAGCTTACGGCAGCCAAGATGTATATCTCACTGGTAATCCGCAAATCACTTTTTTCAAAGTTGTTTATCGTCGTCACACCAATTTTTCCATTGAACCTATTCAACAAGTTTTTAATGGCATTGCAAATTGGGGTCATACCGTTAGTGCCACTATATCCCGTAATGGAGACCTCTTATATCGTACCTATATTACCATCACATTACCCCAAGTAGCGGCGTCGGGTAATGTACAATTCCGATGGCTCAATTGGCTAGGGCATATCTTAGTTCAACAAGCTGAAATAGTAATAGGAGGCCAGCGAATTGACCGGCATTATGGACATTGGCTACATATCTGGAATGAATTAACACAGACATTCGGTCATCAAGCCGGATATGCAACTATGGTAGGCAATGTTCCTAAACTGGTTCAATCAACAATTGATACGGTTCCTAGTATCACATTATATGTACCTTTGCGATTCTGGTTTAATCGTAATCCCGGTCTTGCGTTGCCTTTAATCGCATTGCAATATCATGATGTTCAGATTAATCTGACACTAGCAAATGTGCAAGATTGTTATTGGGCAAGTGGGGCTTCTCGGGTTCCTGGTGATTTGGTAGATTGTAGTCTATGGGTAGATTATATATACTTAGATACTGATGAACGCCGACGCTTTGCCCAAGCTGCCCACGAATATCTTATTGAACAACTGCAATATACAGGTGATATTCCCGTGCAAAGCACTACTGAAATTCTTAAAATGGCTTTCAACCATCCAGTTAAAGAAGTAATATGGACTATTCAAAAAGGTAGTCTAATTGACCCCACTCTAACATCTAATGTAGGAGGACAACAATGGTTTAATTATACCGATTCTGTTGATTATACTTATTTCTCTGGAACACCACAAGACCCGCTTGGTGGTGGTATTGGCACCGCTGCATTTAATGTAGGCAATTGGTATGCTAGTTTACCAATGACTGGAACTGCTAATGGTAGTATAGCAACTGCCGGTACCTATGGTGTCAGTGGAACCAGCGTTAATGCATTGTATTTTAATGATTTATTTGGTAACGCACCGTCATCTACTTCTTCACGCGCTTGGACTTCTAAATTACCTGTTTTTGATTCCGGCGAAAATCCCATTTCATTAGCCAAGATTATGCTCAACGGACACGACCGTCTAACTGCACGAGAAGGGCGATATTTCAATACAGTAGTACCACAGGAATGCCATACTAATTGCCCTGCAGTGGGTATTAATGTATATTCATTTGCATTAACACCGGAGGAACACCAGCCGAGTGGAACATGTAATTTTTCCCGGGTGGATATTGCTCAGTTGAATATGAATATAACAGCAGCAACATATACATCAACATTGACTCCATCGGGAAATGATACTGCAACATGTCGTATTTATGCTACCAATTATAATGTTTTGCGAGTGCTTAGTGGTATGGCCGGTTTAGCATTTACTAATTAAATAAATTCTTAGACAAAATAAAAAACAAGCAAAAATTGATAAAATATTTGATTAATATTTCATTTTATTTATCTGCTTTCCTTGAAGATGGCATTTGCAAGCGGTTCCGACGCGAAAGTTGTGCCCGCAATTGGTGTGGGTTGCTGCCCTTTCAAATTGAATGGTTTGTTGCCGTTGGATATGCCAGAGCTCGATCTACATCCGGACGGCAATAGGCGTGTGTATTGCACCTCCTGCAAGCACCGTCATAATATGTGTGTGCATCCTGCACCCACGGAGACAGGTCCCGGACCCAGCAACGAGTTCGGCATCGCGCTCAACCCACCAATCCCGTGGTGGCGCTGTGCAATGTGCAAACAGTACACAGTGGGTGCTTTTGGCCACTGCCATTCATGTGGTGCGATCCACCAGCCGCCAAAACCAACCGCCAAGTGAAATCTGACTGCAAACGGGGTGGGTGTCGTGCGGGTGTCGTGCGGGTGTCGTGCGGGTCTTCCCGGATGTGAGTGTCTCTGGGATAGCGTTTTGCTTTTGAGATGAATGGTTGAATCCTTTGTATTTGATTGAGTCTTGTATCCTTTCTTTTTATGATTTTTTTTTTAGAGTATCCTAAATACTCTATTTATTAGTAATCCATCTAGAATATAATCTATTTCTATTTAGAATATTAATTTAGAATAATAAATAAAAATAAAAAAATATCATTGCTAGAAAGATTGAACAATTTCTAGCCGGAATAAGTGCGCGTGCGCTTGCTTCCGATACTCTCTGGCAGCTTTGGCAGTGTTGCTGGCAGTTTCAACAACAGGCGTGGGCGCAGATCTTCTGCATTCAGTTTGTTAGCTGCAATTGAAAGAGGTGACGGCAGACGTTTGCCATCTCGCGTAAATGAAAGAGGCAATCCGTACTGCATGCCATTAGCCAAAGAATGTGGATTCCACCAGCTTAAGCCTAGATTTTCTCGGATGGTATTAATGCGTTTTGCCTTATTAGCTCTGCTAGAGATTGCACGGTCTAATGCAACATCACGTTCTGCTTCACGACGGCGCTTCTCTGCTGCGTCCACATCTTTGTTGATTTCGACACCGTACATGCTACACATCGCACTATATTTACCTTCCGCTGCTGCCTCGGCCTCGTCTGCATCATCCTCTCTTTCGCGTAAGATTTTTTCCCGCATCTTCATGCCAGCGTCATAGTATTCATCTTTTGTTAAGGATCCCATTCCACCAAAGCACCAACAAATGATGCAAAACAAATAATTTATTTTTTTAGATTAATAATTTTCAATTTTTAATAGTTTTTTATCTTTTTTTCTATTCTATGCACTCCATTGAGTAGCATTAAATGGCGTCACAGTCATATTATTTACATTCTTTTGAAATTGAGCAATCTTGGCTTGGAGTGCAATATCAGCATCGTTCATCACTACCTCTTTTACAAGTTCTCCTTTCTTGGGTTCAGGCTTAACACCATAGCAATTAACACCGTATAATAAACCGGCATCACTACGTGCTAAATTAATACCTGCTTGCCCACAAATATTGCGATTTTGAGGGTCATTACCTTGCATTTTTTGCCAAAATTCCTTTTGAATAGGATATGCGGCTAGCCCCTCCTTAGTCCAACCTACATTACACCAGTTTGCACCTTGCCGATGTGCATCTACTAGTTGTTGTAAGCTAGCAACATCAGCACCTAAAGCACCACACACACCACCTGCATCGTCCGCCGCATAGATATTTTCTTTAACATTAAAAACCTGTTTTATACTAGGGTTACTTTGAGTAGGTCCGCTAGTAGAAGTGGCAGTTGGAGCTGGGGCATAATAACCACCAGAATTAATAGGAACTGGCATTGTGCTTTTCGGTGTTGTTGTAGAATTTAGATTGGCATTATCAATCTTTAAATTATTTGCCTTTAATAGCGCATTTGATTGCAAACCACCACGATAAAGCCGGGATGGATTACTACTTTTGCTAACAACTATGTAATATACCATAATAATTACTAATAAACCAAACACCGCGGATACACCAATTAAAATAAAATTTGGTTCACCAGTTATTTGTGGATAAAGCATTTTGAATTACTTTCTAGATTACTATGAAGTATTACTTATTATTATATAGAAATATAAAAATTAAGAATCCTAGATGCCTTAAAAGCTTCCTCTTTTTTACTAAATGAAAAAGGAAAAAGGAAAAAGATTGAAAATAATATTCTAGTTAGCTATTTTACATTTAGTAAACTTATAGGTTTGCTGATTTGCTGGCTTATTTGCTATGATAGAATAGCATATAAGCATTTTTGGAATTAATTGCTTCTTTCTCACTAATATGTGATACTTGAGTATCATTACAGTGCATCCAACCCTGACTGAATTTTCCATTTGCCGAGTTATAATCCCGGATGAAAGAATAATAATGCCCACTGTCCATTAATCCAATATGATTAATTACACCATATAATTCATAGGTTCCTTCTTCACCGGAACATAAATATTTAGTTAATTTTAAAATGCTAGGATATTCAATGAACTTATTAACTTTATATAAAGAATTACCCATTTGAGCATATCTTTTTAGTTTGATAATAATAGTCTTTGGTCGTGTCAATAATTTCTTATCTTGCCGGTTATTTTGTGAATTACCGCATTTTTCGCATTTATAATCAATTGCCTCAACTTTAAAATAATCAGCAATACATTCATCTAATGTTAAATAGGGTTTTCTTTGCCAATCATCAGGTAGATTTACACACATAATATCATTAGGACTCACATCATAAGTTACATGATGACAGTTATTACAGTCTATACACGTAAGCATATAATAGTAGAAATTCTTAACAAACATTGAAAAATCATTTTCATATCTTTTCTTAAAATGTTCTAAATATAATTTCAAATATAATTTATCAGGTTCATATCCAACGGGTATATCTATTTTAACCTTACTTGATTTTGAGGTGTGTATTCTATCAAGAAGATATACTATAAATTCATGAGGGTCATTCTGTTCACCACTAAATAAATGAGAAAATCCCCCATCTTTGGCAATATCACTTGTAATTGAAAGAAATGTAGAGCAACTTTCTACTGGTTTTCGCCTCGTTTGTAATCCTGCAATTACTTCTTTGAAACATATGTATATATAGAAATCTGCGCATTTCTTAGCAACTCGTGATAATGAAAGACGTTCGGCTTCAGGTATAGATACATTAGTTTCTAGAATTGATTTAATTGCATCAGGTAATATATCTGTTTTTAACCTGTTTAAATCATATTTTTTAATCAGATTAATCATATCTTCATCATCCTGAGTGTATTTTTCTATAAATCCGTGTATAAATGGACTTGCTGCTAGACATTGCATTACAGAATTAATAAAACATTCATTCCCGTTATTTACTAATCCCGGTCGCAATTTAAAATCCATTATAGGATTAGGATCAGGCGGATTAGGCGGATTTGTTTTTACTTCCATTATTATGTCTATATCAGTTTCACTTTGCATTTCAGTCATCTTGCTAGAGACTAAATCTATTATTAAAACTAAATTATTTAATTTATCTTATTAACCGCGAAATTCTTTCAATTTTTTAATTTGTTATAATATAAAAAGAATTATATTTACTTCATATAAATCATCTATTTTTTATATATTCCAAAATGGAACAAAATATTGTTGTAGAACGTCATTATTTGACACCTCAGATGTATAGAGAAATGTATCTAGGATATCCATATTATTTTACAAATAGATATCAACAACCACATTTTCCATTTATTAATCAAAATCCAATATTAGCACCTAGCTACAATCAGATTTTTCCAGTATTTCCCCAACCTACAAACCAATCGGCAAACCAACCTACAAACCAACCTACAAATCATCTAGTAAATCATCCGGCAAACCAACCTACGAATCATCTAGCAAACCAACCGGTGGCAAACCAACCAGTGCAAAATAATGAATTTCTTAATAACCGGGTAAATGGAACTGACCCCACTCGTGGTACCGCCAATAATAATATTGCTGGTATCCAAGCGCCTGCTGAAATTAGAAATTTAATTAATAACCTTATTAATAACAATACACCATTTCAACTAGAGGTATCTACATTACCTATTGCACGTATTTTGAATCAATTCCGAGCTGAAATAAATGCTAATGAAGATAATGATAATTCTGGTATAAATCTAGCAAATATTAATAATATTTCCAATGTGAACGTGTTTAGTTCATTAAATACAAATATCGCGAGCGGGCTTGCTAATTCTAATACTACAGCAGAAATGTGTTCTATTTGCCAGACAGATTTTGAAGGACACGAAATTGTGCGACTTTTAAATAATTGCAGCCATTTATTTCATTTAAATTGCATAGATACTTGGTTATCTAATCATAATACGTGCCCTACTTGCAGACATAATCTTATGAATGATATGCCCGTGAATAATTCTGAAGAAGAAGGTGATAACGACGAGGACAACGAGGACAACGAGGACAACGAGGACAATGAGGACAATAATGATGATAGTGAAGAAGATGCAAATGAAAGCATAGAGTGTGAAAGTGCAGGGTGTGATAGTGAATGCGAATATGATTGTAATTGTCATGAAGATTATACCGATTGCGAAGACGATGAAAACACTGATAATAATGAATCATCTGCTACTGCATCTGCAAGCAATCGTGCCGTAAATTCCCGTGCAAATGATGAACTAAATGGTTTTATTAATTATTTTGTAATAACTAATTCTAGAAATAGTGGTAATGCTTCTAACATAGCAGTTCTTAGTTCCAATCCATCTCAACTGCCATCTAGTACATCAGTAAATTCCTCTGGTCAGAGTCGGCAAGTCGGAATAACAAATAATAATTCCAATATACATATTCTAACTTCTAGTGATGGTAGCGTCCATGGTACATCTTTTGGCGAATTTCAAAATGATTTATATAATATTATCAATCTGGGAACACCATTAATTAACACTATAATGGGTACAAATAATACTGCATCACAACTTAATTCAACACATATCAACGGTCAAGTAAATAGCGTAATTAATGCAATAAATCCTTTACTAGCAGCATTTAGTAGTATGATGATCAATACCAATAACAATACTAATAACAATACCAATAACAATACCAATAACAATACTAATAACAATACTAACAACAATAACAATTAATGATTATAACTTGTGTCTTAGTTATGATAGATGAATAGCTTAATGCGTTTTAGATATAATCCATTAATATATATTACTAATAGTATTTTTCCTTTTTCAATTATATTATATTAAATATAAATACGAATACGAATACGAATACAAAATGGCATACGAGAATAAGAATAATAATTGGTTATATAATATACCTGTTGGTTCTAAAATTATTATTGATGATAAATCGGAAATATATATATTTTACGGATACAATTTTGATAAGTCCATAGCATCATGTTTCCCAACTAATTCCACCTGTATGGTCGATAAGATGATATATATTCCTATCAAAGCCATTTTATCAATTTATGACAATAATTTAACCCTATTAGAACAACAAATGGAAAACACATTAAAACTATAAAGAATAAAATATTCAAATAACTACCAAAATAACCATCAAAATAACTATTGGCCTGGTAACATATTGCGTAATCGCTCAATAATTAAATTACTAAATCCAAATGCAACAGTATCTAGATTACCATACATTTTAAAACCAGGTAAATTAGAATCTCCATACACTACTTCACGGAAGTAATCATTACCCTTTTTCTGCATTTTTTCCAGTCTTTCCTTATCTTGGATAAGTTTATAGCATTCAGTGTATATATGTTCCCAATTGTGAATTCGAGTATCAAATACCAATGCAACACCCGCATCTTCCCACGATACCCCAAATGGCGCACTAAAATCATTTATAAGAACCGGAATTGCTCCACATGCTAGAGCCTCTACTATACGCATACTACTATTTCCATTACCTTTGGGACATAGACAAAGCAGTGCATTTGTTATAATCTCATATGATTCAAATGCAGCACTCTCTATTTCTTCTTGACTAGGTTTTTTTTGTTCATTCAAACGCCATCCCCAATAATCATTATTTTTTTCAATGCGACAAGACATCTGCGGAGTATGTGATTTTGAAAAATAATTATACATAGCTTCTCGCATTCCCGACCATATTGTCCCTTTAAAATAAATATCAATATTACGTGTCCTAATTTGTGTTAATCCACGCCCTATCTTTTCATAGTATTTAAATATAGCAGGATTAGTCACGAATATTTGCGTTTGACGTCTTCCTAACCCACCAGGTCGCACCGCATTAGCGAACCAAATGCATTCATCATTTATATGGACTGATTGGTCGCCACTTAAAATAAATACTAACTTTTTTCGAGGAAAAATAGATAAAATATTCATTATAACTGGCACTGGATCGCCATTACTTTCATATATGATATAATCTGCATCATCCACTCTAGAAACTTGATCTATCTTATCCTTATGTAAATGAACCCATTCCGCAGATATTGGATTTAAAAAACCAAGCTTTAATTTACGGAATTCTTGCTCTCGTGATAATGCCATTATGATATAATATATATGATATATGATATATGATATATGATATGATACAAGGTGAGTTTACTAGAGGTGTAGTTTCAATTAGTTTTTATATTCTAAATAAAATAAATATAAACATCTAGTTCTAGCATATTGTATTTATAGTATTGTATTTATAGTATTCTATAAGGCAATTTGCTACTTCCACCTAGAATGGCAATCATTAACAAACGCATTACTATAGCGATTGATACCGTTTTTTTTAATATGCCATATAGCGGTATTTCCAGAGTATGGGAAGGTATTTTATCACATATAGAATTTGGTTCTCTAGAGGTTGAATTAATTCTTCTCATCCGTGGAAAAGAAATTCCAAAGAATATAGCTAGAAGTGGATTTCACAGCCGATTGCCACCTGGAAAAATAATTCATATTAATGATTTTGCGTATCCAATTATGCAACAAGACGTAGATTATTTAAATCAATTAGCACACCAACACAACTGGGATTATTTTCTATCCACTTACTTCACTTATTGCACGGTGATTCCCAATATTCTCTTAGTGCACGATATGATTCCAGAAATTTGTGGGCTTGTGAAGAACCATATGTGGATTCAAAAAGACCTAGCAATTCGTAATGCATCTCAATTTATATGCATTAGCAACAACACCAAACACGATTTAATAAGTATATACCCATATCTAGCTAAAGAAGCATATCCTATCACGGTAATCTATAATTCCATACCCCTTGAACCTAATCTAGCAGATACTCCAGAAGCCACACAGTTCTACCAAAATATTCTTATCAGTCGAGGAATACAATCTAAGCGATATATACTAACTATAGCAACTAATCAAGAGGCCTACAAGAACCAAGCACTGATAAAAAGCTTGCTAGATAAGTATCAAAGTCAACTAGCTCAAAAACTAGGTTGCCAGGTTCCGCTAGTTGTAATAACTAAGAATATTCCACATCCTAATGGTATTCTAGCCAATAATGCATTACTATTATCAGATATTTCGGAGACCGGGCTTCAAGTGTTATATAAAAACGCCGCGGTATTCATTAATCCTAGTTTAGCAGAAGGATTTGGTCTTCCAGTGTTTGAAGCTTTTGCATATGGAGTACCTGTTATTACTTGTAATTTACCAGTGTATGAAGAATTATGTCCTGGCGCAATTACATATACTGAGAATGATGTCGATGACCTTTTCCAAAAGATTATGTATGTTCTAAAAAGCAATCCCACTATTCAAAGGCGGATTGACACTGGGATTGGATGCCTAACTAAATACACCGTGGAAAAACAAGTATCTAGCTATCGGGGCTTATTTAATTCACTATCATCACATAGGGTTGAATCTAATGGTGTAGAAGTCGAATACGGGGAGAAAGAAGATAAACAAATAAAACAGGAAGAATTTATAAATATAATATTCCAATCCTATCCGGAATCTAATCCTGCTAGACAAAAAGAATTAGAACATTGTATCCTAGCTAATCTAGCACATCCAAGTGTTAAATACATACACGACTTTACAGGAGTATCAAACGAATATCTACCAATAAGCATCACTAGCCACCCTAAATACATCCGTGTTCCAGATGGAGAATCAATTAACGGATCGTGGCTAACCTATAAAACTGCATTTACTTATTCTAGCAGAAGTGAAAATACTAAACGTTTTGGAATATATTGGGCTGTTATAAATTGTGATATTATGCTAGCATCTGCACCATTAATTAAATGGCCACTGATTCGTGGATGGCTAAATTCTAAATACATCCTAGCACAATCTCGACACGAATATGACCCAGTTTCTAGCACCGCTAAAATGGATGCCAATTTTTCTAAGGTAATGCACGCCAATACTCAGGACGCATGGTTCTATTCCACTGAAAAAGCAATAGAGATAAATGACTGCGATTTCAAAATCGGTATGCTAGGATGTGATAATGCTATTGCACATCGTATATTATCTAGCGGATATAAAGTAATCAATATGCCGAGAACATTCCCAATTTGGCATTATGATATTGCACGGGGGAAAAATAGTACCAATTTTATTGAGAAACATTCACAATCTGGGAATGTGAATGGGAATGGGAAGCCTAAAAACACACATCCAGAACGGACAGGGCAAGCACTTATACCTAATTATGATGCTATTATGGACACTGGCGGAGGCACAAGTATTGATGTGATTGCATTGATTAATCAATTGGGTGGTATTAGTAATTGGGAAAAGTATAAACTTATTGCAGAGATGATGTCTAGCAGGATTTTAATATTTAATCCCTAATAATTATTGCCGGAATATCCATTTTTGTCTTTTTTGCTAGTTTTCTTAAGAAAAGAAAAAACACATTAGTCTCATTACTAGGGGATAACTCTATCACCAAACCACGATATCCCTATCGTGCGAACCACGACGCCCACTTTTTTTTGAGGGTCGCTTCTTCTTGCACATTGCTTGGTTCTCTTGCTTGGTATCAGCCTTTTTTGCCTTCTTAGTGAGTTGAGCTGCCCGACGCTTTTGCCTTTGAATGTTGTCCTTTTCACGGTCAATAGTCTCTTGCTTGCGCACGTCCAAAATGTGGGTGCGAGCATTGAATTCCGCACAATGTTCAGTATAGGCGTCTGCTAGCCAATCTTTATCAGGATAATCGAATTCACGACCACGAAAATCAGGAACACTGCAATGATAATCAAAATACTTGTCGTATTCTGAACCAAAATACTCGCCGTATTCTGAATCATCGTCATCGGATATGTCTACTGCATTTGCATTACCGAGCGGGACGGGGGCGGGAATTGGATTTTCAATAGGGATATAGAGTGGTGTATGCAGCATAGCTAGGGCATTAGGGTACATAATTTCATTTACTTGGCTAGGGGTGCCAAGGAGTTGTTCCAAGGCGGTAATAGAGTATGGAGTGCAGCGAACCATTCTCAAGATGAGGGTGCACAAACCTTTTCACAAAGGAAAAATACTCACATTGTTACCTTTCATACAAATCAATTTTATGTTATTTTTGTCTATTTTGTCTATTTTATCTATTGCAAAACTTTATTTCTAGAACATATGTAACAAAGATTGCGTGATAATCATTAAGTTTAACAAACAACGAATAATTTATAAATTCAAAGTAGAAAGATAGATTATACTTTGAAATGACTTCTAGAATCTCTTATGATGACGCACTCCATATTGTGCAGAAAGGAAAATATTATCCACAACCTACTAATCACGCGGGTTTACCAGTTAATTCAGTTTCCTGTGATTATTGCGGTCGTGGAGGATTAGGTGGAAGTTGGAAAATACAAGATACCCCACAATGGGATATTTGTATGCAATGTTATGTTAGTTTACAACATCAACAAAATACAGTATTAAATAATAACCAGCAACCCGTGTTTCATCCATTAATGCCAGATTTGCATTTACAACCACAAAATGGAATGAATAGTTGGAATGCGTGGAATGGGTGTAGTGGTGGTGGTGGTATCGCTGATTATAATCAAGTATGGAACCAAGATAACGGTATTCCTAATTCATACGCTAATTTAATTATTGATTCTAGCGTGAGGGAAAATAATTATCCCTTAAACGGTTATTGGCGTTTTAACGCCATAAATAAGGGATGCAGTGAAAAACTTTAGTTTTTCACCGCTATCCGCATAACCGTTTTGGATTTTTTTAAAAATTCAAAACCGGTTAAAGGATACTAGCACTATCAGTAAATCTAGTTCACCAGGATACAATAATCAACGTTGGTAATAAATATATTCTTATTTATGACAAAACCATCTTATCAATATAATTAAAATACTTAAAATATATTTTAAGGACAACTCGGATATATAATAATGAAAATTAAAAAATATGATAAAGTAATAACTAATATAAAAAAAATTTAATAATGGGCATATCCTTAAATAAATCTATGGGAAAAATAATATTCAATTTTATTTTTTAAATATATAAATGAAAAAAAAATAATAAAGTAATTAAAACAATATAAAGAAAATTAAATCTACTACTTTAGCTAAGTGAAAATACATCATGAGACCTAAAAACCACCTGATTTTAAAGTAGTATGAGGTTATTTTGGAAATTCACAATTATTTAGAATTCTAAATAGAATTTATTATAT